ACGCTCAACATCCTGCTGTCCTTCGCCCAGTTCGAGCGCGAAGTGACCGGCGAGCGCATTCGCGACAAGATTGCCGCCAGCAAAGCGAAGGGGATGTGGATGGGCGGCGTACCGCCCCTGGGCTACGACGTGGTCGAGCGCAAGCTCGTCGTCAACGAACGCGAAGCGACGCTGGTGCGCGACATCTTCCGGCGCTACGGCGAGCACGGCTCGGCGGCGCGGCTGGTGCGCGAACTGGACATCGAAGGCCATACCACCAAGGCGTGGGTGACGCAGACCGGGCGGCAGCGTGCCGGCCGCACCATCGACCAGCAGTACCTCTTCACGATGCTGCGCAACCGCATCTACCTCGGCGAAATTTCTCACAACGGCCTTTGGTATCCGGGTCAGCACGAGGCTATCGTCGCCCCGGCGCTGTGGGACGCTGTATATGCCTTCATCGAACGGCGCAAGCAAGCGCCGCGCGAGCACGCCGCCAAGCATCCGGCGCTGCTGGCGGGCCTGCTGTTCGCGCCCGACGGGCAGCGCATGCTGCACTCCTTCGTCAAGAAGAAGAACGGACGGCAGTACCGCTACTACGTCCCGTACCTGCACAAGCGGCGCAATGCGGGCGCGAGCCTGTCGCCCGGTACGCCGGACGTGGGCCATCTACCCGCCGCCGAGATCGAGAACGCGGTGCTCGCGCAAATCCACGCGGCGCTCTCGGCCCCGCAGATGCTGATCGCGGTCTGGCGGGCCTGTCAGCAACGTCCCGCAGGTAGCACGCTCGACGAAGCGCAGGTGGTGGTGGCGATGCAGCGCATCGGCGACGTGTGGGCGCAGCTGTTCCCCGCCGAACAGCAACGGATCACGCGGCTGCTGATCGAGCGGGTGCAACTGCACGGGCACGGGCTGGACATCGTCTGGCGCGAGGACGGCTGGATCGGATTCGGTGCCGACATCGGCGCGCATCCGTTGGTCGAGGAATCCAGCGAACAGGCCGAGGCACTGGCATGAGCACCGAGACCAATCCGCGCAAGCGCACCGTCCGCATCGAGGTCGGAGACGACGCCCGCAGCTACGTCAGCGACGGCCAGCGCGTCACGCTGGTGCCGCTCACGATCAAGCGCCGCCAGAACCGCAAACTGCTGATCCCGCCCGCGCCCGATGCTGCCACGGCGGCGGGCGGCTTCGACGTGCCGATGATCAAGACGCTCGGCAAGGCGTTCTACTGGAAGCGGCTGATCGACGAAGGCGTCTATCCGACGACCGCCGACCTGGCGCGCGCGCTGAAACTGGAGCCAGGCTGGGCGGCCGAGGTGCTGCGCATGACCATGCTGGCACCGGACATCGTCGAGGCGATTTTCGAGGGCCGCCAGCCCCGGCATCTGAATCTGCACACGCTGCGTGGCCGCCAGGACCTGCTGCCCCGCGACTGGGCCGAGCAGCGTCGGCTGCTGGGCTTCCCCGAAGCCTAAATCCATACCCCCGATTTCCCCGATGACGGCGAGCCATGCGCTCGCCGTCTGCGTTTGCACGCCGGCGGATTGGCGAACCCGAAGTTCCCGCGTGGTTCGCCATTGCGTCCCTTAAAGGTTCGCCACCCGAAGTTTGGAATGACACCTGTTCCTCAACAACGTCACAGGAGCATTCCATGCAGACACCAGCCAGCACCATCCCCCAGTCGCCGCATCAGGCGATCAACAGCCTCTCACCCGGCGACCGCCGGGTGCTCAACGAAAACGAACTGGCGCAGCGGTGGGGCGTCAGCCCCAAGACCCTCCAGCGCTGGCGCAGCGAAGGTCGCGGCCCGCGCTACCTGAAGTTGTCCAAGCGCGTCGGCTATCCCGTGGACGCGGTCATCGAGTTCGAGCGCCAGGCGCTGCACGACTCGACGTCCGAGCGCGCGGCGGTCTGAGGAGCGATGCCATGAACGACATCACCCTCTTTCCCGCCGACATCGCCGCGATGTCCGTCGGCCAACTGGCCGCGTTGCCCGCCGTGCAGAAGGCCGAGATCGACAAGAACCTCGACGAGGCCCTCGACTGGCTCAAGAAGGCCCGCACCAAGTTCGACGCGGCGCTCGATGCCGCCTACGGCGAGCAGGCCCGCACGGCACTGCGCGATTCGGGCCGCGACTTCGGCACCGTGCACCTCGACGACGGCCAGCTGCGCATCAAGTTCGAGTTGCCCAAGAAGGTCAGTTGGGATCAGAAGCAACTGGCAGAAATCGCCGAGCGCATCGTGGCCTCGGGCGAGAAGGTCGAGGGCTACCTCGACATCAAGTTGTCCGTCTCCGAATCCCGCTTCACGAACTGGCCTCCGGCGCTCCAGCAGCAGTTCGCCGCCGCTCGCACCGTGGATTCCGGCAAGCCGTCCTTCACCCTTTCTCTCGATTCGGAGCACTGATCATGAGCACCAGTTTCATCGCTTCGCTGCGCAAGCAGCTGCCGTCCATCTACGGCGAACACCTTCCCGACGACATCCGCTATCGCGATGCCGACGGCCATGACGTGGTCGTCGCGCTCGACGCGGCCACGGTGGACGAACTGGCCTTCGCCATCCAGACCGCCAACGCCGAAGCCCTGGCGCTCGGCCGCCGCCGCACCGCGCTGGAGGAACTCCACACCGAGGCGCGCAAGCGCGCCGCGCGCGGGGCCGACCGCATCGCCGACGTCGCGTGGGAGGGCTGATCATGAGCGCGATCATTCCCTTCCAGTTCGAAGCGCATGCCGTGCGCGTGCAGGTCGACGACGCGGGCCTGCCGTGGTTCAACGCCACCGACGTCTGCGACGCGCTGGAGATGGGCAACCCATCCCAGGCGATCAAGTCCCACGTCGATGCCGAGGATCTCCAGAAATTGGAGACCCTTACGGCAGGTGGCCGCCAGCGCCAGAACCACGTCAACGAATCGGGCCTCTACGCCCTGATCCTCGGCAGCACGAAGGACGCCGCGAAACGCTTCAAGCGTTGGGTGACCGGCGAGGTGCTGCCCGCAATCCGCAAGACCGGCGCGTACTCCGTTCCCGGCACGCTGGCGGCCTTGCCCGCGCCGACCCACGACCGCGTGAGCGCGATCCTACTGATAGGCGAGGCGGTCACCAGGGTGCCGGGCGTCAAGACCGGCATTGCGATGGCGGCGACGCTGACCTGCATCCACGAGAACACGGGTCTCGCCGTCGAAACCCTGCGCCGCGCGTTGCCCGCTGCCAACGAGCCGATCTGCTCGCTCAACGCCACCCAGCTCGGAAAGCTGCTCAACCGCTCGGCCAAGGCCACGAACCAGTTGCTGGCGGCGGGCGGCCTCCAGTTCCGCAACGACCGCGATGAATGGGAACTGACCGAAGCCGGTGAAGCGTGGGCCGAGGCCATGCCCTACTCGCGCAACGGCCACAGCGGCTATCAGATCCTCTGGAATCCCGCCGTCGCCGAGAAGTTGAAGGAGGTGGCGTGATGTCCCTCCCGATCATCTCCGCGCAGCAACGCATGGCCGAGCGCAAGGGCGTGAAGCTGCTGATGCTGGGTAAGTCCGGCATAGGCAAGACCACCCGGCTCAAAGACCTCGATCCGGCCACCACGCTGTTCCTCGACATCGAGGCGGGCGATCTCGCCGTGGCCGACTGGCCCGGCGACACCATCCGTCCGGCATCGTGGCCGGAGTCGCGCGATTTCTTCGTGTTCCTCGCCGGGCCCGACAAGTCGCTGCCGCCGGACGCCGCGTTCTCGCAGGCGCACTACGACCACGTCGTCGAGAAGTTCGGCGATCCGGCGCAGCTCGACCGCTACCACACCTTCTTCCTCGACTCGATCACGCAGCTCTCGCGCCAGTGCTTCGCGTGGTGCAAGACGCAACCGGGTGCCACCAGCGACCGCACCGGCAAGCCCGACATGCGCGGTGCCTACGGCCTGCTCGGGCAGGAAATGGTCAGCGCCTTGACCCACCTGCAACACGCGCGCGGCAAGAACGTGGTGTTCGTCGCCATCCTCGACGAAAGGCTCGACGACTACAACCGCAAGGTCTTCGTGCCGCAGATCGAGGGCAGCAAGACCAGCCTCGAACTGCCCGGCATCGTCGACGAGGTCGTGACGCTGGCCGAGATCAAGGCCGAGGACGGCAGCGCCTACCGCGCCTTCGTCACCCACACCGTCAATCCCTACGGCTTCCCGGCCAAAGACCGCAGCGGTCGTCTCGACCTGCTCGAACCGCCGGACTTGAGCGCACTGATCGCCAAGTGCGCGGGCGCAGCCGTGCCTTCCAGCGCCGCCCATTCCGCCATTCCCGCATCCCACGAATCTCAGGAGTAATCGCTATGACCAGCAACTGGAACGACTTCAACGACGCCGAACAGCAACAGGGCTTCGACCTCATCCCCAAGGGCACGCTGGTGCCGGTGCGCATGACCATCAAGCCCGGTGGTCACGACGATCCGGCACAAGGCTGGGGCGGCGGCTACGCCACCGAATCCTTCGAGACCGGCGCGATCTATCTCGCCGCCGAGTTCGTCGTCACCGGCGGTGAGCATGCCAAACGCAAGATGTGGTCGAACATCGGCCTGCACTCGAAGAAGGGCCCGACCTGGGGCCAGATGGGACGCAGCTTCATCCGCGCCGCGCTCAACAGCGCGCGCAACGTCCATCCGCAGGACAACAGTCCGCAAGCCGCCGCCGCGCGCCGCATCCAGGGCTTCCACGAGCTGGATGGCATCGAGTTCCTCGCCCGCGTGGACGTCGAGAAGGACGCCAAGGGTCTGGATCGCAACGTCGTCAAGCTCGCGGTCGAACCCGACCACCCCGAGTACGCCAAGCTCATGGGCGTGCCGCCCAAGGCCAAGACCGGCGGCGGCACCTCGGGCGCTCCGGCCACCGTGAGCGCATCGGCCCCGTATGCCGCACCCGCCGCGCCGCAGCGCGCGCCGGTGACCGGCAAGCCCGCTTGGGCGCAATGAGGGAGGCCGATGAAATGCTGGGTCTGCAAACGACAGGCGCGCGGCTACGGCCACACCGATGGCCGGTTCAAGACCGCCGATCCGCGCCGCTACGTGCTGGACTGGGTGTTCTGCTCGCGCCGCTGTCAGGACGCCTTCCACATGCTCTACGGCAACTGGATGCGCGTGAAGGAAGGCCGCATCGGCAAGACGGAGGTCGCCATGATCGATCCGTCTGATGTCGAACTGGCCGCGATGAAGAAGTGCCTGAAGGCCTTCGGCGAGGCAGCGGGCGAGATCGGCTTCGGCAAGCCCCTGGGCGACTACGCGGAGGCCGAGGCGCTCTCCGTCATCGACGCCATCGTCACCTGCTACACGGAGGCGATGGTCGAGCACCACGAGGCGACCAAGTTCCC